CGCTCGCCCCAGTATCGATCGCTCCGCATTTAACAGGCCTGAAGGAGCAAAGAGGAAGCAACCAAATCTAAACATCTCTGATAGAGCAAAGATCATCCTTGATTATTGGAACAGTAAAGATGGTTTAAGGAAACATAAAGAAGGAACAAAGACATATAAAGCCATAGGAGACATGATTGATACTCTGTACAATGGCAAGTTGAAGTCTGACATATTCAAAGACACAAAGTTTAAAAGACAAGACTTTATAGAGGCTATAGATCAGTTTCATCTCTCTGTTACACACCTTGATTATGAACCAGCAAATCCTGATTATAAAAACCACCTAAGAAAAACGTCTCTGCTTGATTTCCTTTACAACCCTGTTGGTAGCACCGACAAACACAAATCTCTGTTTTTCCATTACCTCACAAACCCTGCTCAAAAAGTGAATGGCGGGCATGGGGCTGTCAGAACAAGAAAAAGTGACGCCCCCGCTATTAGTATTTTATCAGAGTGGTATAAGTCTAATGCTGTTAATCCAAATGGAAATGGAAGTCATCACTTCAACATGGCAGTGCAGAAATTGAAGGATTTCAAACAATTGTATCAAGACAGATTCATCATGAGTTTGGATTATTGGCGTCAATGTTACAATGTTGAGGACGAGTTGTCGTTGTTGGCTATTTTCCTTACTGAAGCAATTGAGGAGGAGATAAAACAGAGCGAGATAAAGGGCAGACCTGTACAATTGACGGCTGGTTGGTTGAGTTCAGATCGGACGTTTGAGATCAGGCTGCCAAGTTATCTGAGCAAGAAGGCATTGATCAGAAAGGAGTACCGTATATGATGTTGGTGGATAGATGTTGTGGGGGGTGTGTATGACAAAACCCTTTGTAAGGAACACCTTAAACACAACAATTGAGAATCAAATAGCAATTGCGGCAATCGTATCAACAAATTTTTTATCCAAAATAGCTCCAATCTACGATCCAGAATACATAATCAATGACTATGTCAGAACTATCTGCACATGGTCAGTGAATTATTTCGAGAAGTATGACGAAGCTCCTCACGTAAACATCAAACCAATCTATGAAGTAGAAAAACATGATCTTGATCCTGCACAATCCGAATTGATCGCCACTGTTCTGACAAAGCTCAGTAATGAATACGCAAATGGGGAAGGTATCAATGAGGAGTATATCTTCGACCATGCAATGAAGTATTTTGAGCAAAGAGATTTCACGATCAGGATGGAACGTGCCACTCAGTTGAGAGACGCAGGCAGGTGGGAGGATGCGAAGAAGGCTCTTGAAACAAAGAAATCACTTGAGAAGGCACTGACGAAAGCCATCGACATCTTTGATTATGATGAGATCGTCAGTACCTATAACAGAGACGCACATGAACTGCTGAAGTTGCCCGGTGCTCTTGGAGAGATGATCGGCCCCATTGAACGTGGGTGGTTGATTGGTATTATAGGCGGCTTCAAGAGAGGGAAAACTATGTATATGCAGGAATTAGCTGTCCAGGGTTTGACATCTAAATTGAAGGTGGCATTTTTTTCTCTCGAAATGACTGACCGAGCTATGAAGGACAGGTTGTATAAACGTATTACTGGCTTTGGTAAAGGTGAGATAATTCAGTATCCAATTTTCGATTGTCTTTCCAATCAACTTGGGTTATGTAAGAAAATCGAACGTCTCAACAACGTGAGATTGAGGTTATCGATCAAAGATCCAATTGAACCGCGACCAGACTACCTTCCCTGCACAGTATGCAGAGGCGTTGATAAGGATTTTGTTCCTGAATTGTACTACGAGTCTTTTCAGCCTGAGGAATTGTCCGTGAAAAACATAGCACGGAGTATGAAAGGATTCGAGATGATGTTTGGTCGTAAACTAAAGTGTGTTGTCTACCCAAGATTTGGCGCAAGTTATGATGACATCGAGCGTGACCTCGATCGTTTTGAGAAGGAGGATGATTTCATACCAGACATTGTCATAGTTGATTATGCAAACATACTCCGTCCAGGGAAATATGCGAGCAGTAACAAAATTGACGTGATTAACGACAATTGGATCAATCTTGCGAGAATGGCTGGTGAGCGTCATTGTGTCGTTGTGACAGGTGGTCAGGGAACAAGGGGCAGTCTTTCTAAGGGTCAGTTGGAGGAGGGAGACATTGCTGAGTGGATTGGGATACTTGGTCATGTCGATGTCATGCTTGCATTGAATCAACTACCTGCGGAGAAAGAAGCTGGTAAGATCAGAATCAGCACATTGGCTCATCGTCACAAAGATTTCAATCCAGAACAGAACGTGATCGTGTTGCAGAAACTCGATGTTGGGCAGACATTGCTTGATAGTGAGTATGAGAGGAGGTAAATATGAAGATTAGTGTCGTGATCAGTAAGACATTTCAGGAAGACCCCTATGAACCGATCAGAATAGAAGTTGGGCTTGATCAAGACCTTTCTGATAATACCACAAAGAATGAGTTGCGTAAGGAATATAAACGGTTAGCTAATGTGTTGCAGGATTCTATTGAAGAAATTTATCTTGAGCGAGTAAAAGAAAGGAGAGATGTTGATGATTAGCATCTGTAAAAAATTTGAGTTTACTGCCGCTCATAGACTCATGTATCATGATGGTAAATGTCATAATCTACATGGTCACACTTATCAATTAGAAGTCGAAGTTACTGGAAGTGTCTGTGGTGAAGGTCCGAAGTTTGGGATGATTATGGATTTTTCGAGTCTGAAGGAAATTGTGAATGAGGAAATAATTGATCGACTTGACCACACTGATCTGAACGAATCACTTCCAACAGGTGTATATCCAACTGCTGAGGCAATGGTTGAGTGGATGTCAAGGGTGCTTCAAGGGAGACTGTTACATAGCAACATCAATCTTATAAGAGTCCGTCTCTATGAAACACCAACAAGTTACGCGGAGTGGAGGATGTGATATGAATGTGAACGAAATTTTTGCAAGTGTGAATGGTGAAGTATGTGCAATGTATCAAGGTAGTCTATGCACATTTATAAGACTTCAGGGATGTAATTTGAAATGTTCATATTGTGACACCCCTCAGGCACAAGGCAACAAAGGCAAGAGAATGTCTGTTGATACAGTGTTTGAGACTGTGCAAAATTTGGGGAATAAAAATGTCACAATCACAGGCGGTGAGCCTTTGCTTCAGTTGGATGATCTTACAAGATTGTGTCTGAAGCTTGTGAATAATGGAAATAGGGTCAGCGTTGAAACAAATGGTTCTGTAAAATTACCTGAGGACATTTCAACTGATCCTCATTATGAAGTCTGGAAATATGTAAATCTTGTCGTCGATTATAAGCTTCCATCCTCTGAAATGGAGGACAAAATGTTCATCGACAATTTTGTAAACTTTGATTACGCAAGTAATGATTTCATAAAATTTGTTGTTGGGGATGCAAATGATTTTAGGAAAGCCAAATCCGTGATCAGAAGATGTAAAAGTGAATATGTCAAATTTGCGATGTCCTCTGTTTCGGGAAAACTGACTCCTGAGGAACTTCTCAGTTGGATGATGAAGGAGGAATGTCTCAAACAGAGGGGTGTCATTCTGAATCTTCAACTCCATAAAATTCTGAACGTCAAATAAAAAAATATGCTATAGTGTCTGTGAGAGATGAAATATGATACCACTGTCACAAATCAACAAAAACGAATTAGAGAAAGTAGTCAGATTGTTCAATAAATCTGGCGTGTTGAAGGAAAATATAAAAACCATAGGACCGACAAAACTCGAATTGGTAAATGTATTCACTTATGAAGTGGAACATACCCCTGAGGAACTATTACCTGAGGAAGTGAAAGATTTTTACAACTTCATTTATCAGGATGAGGATGTGAGTGGTAAAAAAATACATACGAAGGTGGGTAAGAGAATCAGTAATTGGGGGGCCGTGGAAAACACTCAAGCCTTTATATTGGATGAGATGATTCAAACTGGGGGGTTTACTCTCACTGAGATGGCGAGAGCCTGTTGCACAAACATTGCTAGAGTGAAGAGACACTTGTTTGAGAGGAAGAAGAGTTTCAATTTCCACTACCTTGTCTATCAAGGTAAATACTACATCAAACCGAATGAGGAAGGAAGCGATGGATTACAAAAAAACAAAAGAATTGTTCGAGGCTTTGATTTCTGAAGGGCTTGAGCTTGATCTGAATGATCCGAATCTGGCAAACACACCGACAAGACTTGCGAGAATGTATCGAGATGAGTTTGTTCCAGATTTACAGCCTCCAGTCCTCACAGTATTTCCAAATGAGGGATTTGATGAGATTATCATGCTCGACAATATCCCCTTCGTAAGTCTATGTAGTCATCATTTTCTCCCGTTCTCTGGTCTTGCTTGGTTCCTTTATCTACCTGACAGGTATCTTGTGGGGGCATCAAAGATTGCCAGACTGATACAATATTATGGCAAACGTCCTCAGCTTCAGGAAAACATGTCAATACAGATTGCAAATCACTTCTGTGAGGTGATTGAACCCAAAGGAATGATGCTTGTGATGAGAGCTGTGCATGGGTGTATGTCATGTAGAGGAGTTGGTACTGGAATGAACGCAGGGATGACTACTTCTCTTACACGGGGGACTTTCAGAGAGGATCATATTGCAAGAGATGAGGCTATGAGTTTGATTCAATTATCCATCTCGGATAGGAGGTAATATGTATATAGGTGTTGAAGCTGAGGGTGAATTGAGAGGTATGCTTACCTTGTTCATCACCGATAAAACACAAGATGATATTTTACAATTACTGGAGAAATATCCAGAAATTCAACACGTGTATTTTGGAGCACGGGGTAGGTATGGGTTAAGTTCCAATCATGTTCCTCTTGTGGAAGAAGTCTGTAAAAGAGGTAAGTTTGTAACGATAGAGACGAATATGTTGGATGAATTACCAACCCTATCCTATCATGAAAATCTACGCATCGTTCTTGCCATCAAGGTAAAAGATGCCTCTGTAATCAACAAGCTCAATGTTTATGTGAAGGTTGAGGATGCCTCCGACCTATTCGTGTTTTGTAATCATTTACATACTCGTCTTAATGACCTTCTTTACACATTTGACAGGGAGGTATCTTGAAGATATTTCAAATCGAGCCTACAAACCATTGTAATGCAAAATGTAGTTACTGCCCACACAGTAAGATGACCCGTGAAAAAGGGTTTATGTCCATTGAAACATTCGATCAGTGTATGCAGGTGATCGAAAACAGTTATGTTGGGTTGCACCATTTTGGGGAACCGATGTTGCACCCTGCATTGTCGTTGATGATTGAACTTGCAGCGATTAAAAATATCAGAGTGGAGTTTTCTACAAATGGTGGGAATTGGACACATGTTGAACGAGTGATGAAGGCACAACCTTACATGATCAGATATGCGTATGATTACTTCAAGAATCCTCAATTTCTGAAGTACGTCACGGAACACAACATATCCACAATTATCAAAACTCATTCTGTGGAAGAAGGAACCAAACCAAGCACAAACTTCGCAGGAGCTGTAAACATCGAGAACAAGATCAAAGGTGAATGTTACTTCAAGAAGTACAAATATGTTTGTGTTCTTTGGGACGGCAGAGTTGTTCCATGTTGTTGTGATTATGATGGTCAGCATGTGATTGGTGATGTGTGGAGGGGGGTAAAACATCAGAAGACATATGAGTTGTGTAAAACATGTTCAGGGATGCAGTTTACTGAGGGGGGTTTATGGGAAAAAGAATAATCATGCTTCCATTGGAACGATTGGAGCAACGATACACTGTTGAATGGTACAGATGGTTTGACATGTACATGAAGCCATTTACAACGATAGATGGCACAATGATTACTGACAAGATTGAGGATGGGGCTTTTCTTGACATCTGTGGCACAAATTATTTCAAAGCCACACAAATTGCCGCAACGGTGAAATTTATCAAGGAACATAAAAATGACAAAGATAAGATGAAGGATTACATCTTCTTCACCACCGATGTATGGCACTGTGGCATTGAGTCCCTTGCTTATATTCGTGATGGATTGGGGCTGAAGTTCAAGATTGCCGGCTGCCTTCATGCTGGCACGTATGACAAGTTTGATTTCATCACTCATAAAGGGATGGGGTATTGGGGAAGAGATTATGAGAACAGTCTATTCCGAATTTTTGATCACGTCTTTGTAGCTACTGAGTGGCACAAGAGACAGTTGATTCATTCGAGAGATGTGGAACCGAACAAGATTTACGTTACAGGCTTCCCAATCTACCCTCGTGAACGTAACTGGTTGCATCCATGTGATCCAATCAAGAAGAACAGGGTGGTGCTGCCAAACAGACTCACGATTGATAAGAATCCACAGTTGTTTGAATTTGTGAGAGACAATCGTGCCTTCTGTGAAGATTTAGAAGGATGGGAATTTGTTACCACATTCTCGGAGAAAGGGTTTCTTAGCAAGGCTGATTATTGGGATATGTTAAATACCTCGAAGATCATGATCAGTTTTGCAGATCATGAGAACTGGGGCATCTCTGTTCAGGAAGCTTTGTTTGCGGGCTGTTTTGTAATTCTGCCAAACAAGCTCAGTTATGTAGAGCTTTACAATCCGATCATCCGTTACAATTGTGCGATGGACCTGTTCCAGATCATCCAGATTGTCGTTAAGGCATGTTCTGATCGGAACCATCCTCTCCACAAATTGAGAGAGCGGGATCGAGATTATGCTGTGCGAAGGGGTGAGGAGGCCATCCCGAACATGATTAGGATCATGGAGGAATCATGAAATTGGTTCTGGATAGTGGAGCACATAGCCTCTACACCAAGGAGGTCATGAGAAAAAATGATGACTACTCATATTATGAGTCAGATGCTTTTTGGAAGTATGTTGATGATTATTGTGAGTTTTTGAAGGTGCATAAGGACAATTTTGCCTTCTATGTGAGTGTAGATGTTATCTTTAACCCTGAACTGAGTTGGAAGGTTCAAAAGTATATGGAGGATGTTCATAAACTCAATCCATTACCTGTCTACCATAGTGGGGAGGACTTCAAATGGCTTAAACTTTACATGGACAATTATGAATATATTGGCATGTCTGGATTGGGACAACGTGCCAAAAAGATGCAATGGATGTTGAATACTGGAGATACTGCTTGGGGAATGATTTGTGATGACAAGGGAATGCCAAGAAATAAGGTTCATGGCTTCGCAATGACATCACCTGATCTAATCATTGAATATCCCTATCATAGTGTTGACAGTACAAGTTGGATGCAGTTTGGCAAGTATGGGTTGATCATTATTCCGAAGAAGAAAAACGGCAAGTTCATTTATGATGAACCCCCACATATAATTTCTGTATCAACAAGAAAAAAACGGAAAACGGAATATGATCATTTCGAGCATCTACCAAAGATTGAACAGAAACATATCTTGGAATATTTGGAGATGAAGGGCATCCCTATGGGGAAATCTATTCTTGAGGAGGAGGAATTTGATAGAAGTAGACCTGAATTGCCCATCTCGAAGAAATCGGTATCCTCAATAGAGAGAGTCATTGAGGTTGGCGTCTGTAATAACAATGATTTGAGAGATCAGATCAACCTCGATTATTATCTTGATCTTGAGGCTGCGATTCCGCCATGGCCAAGACCGTGGAAGAAAAGAAAAAATATGGTAACGAGACTACCTTTATAAGGAGGAGGCATGAATAAGACATTTATCATTGTGAGAACGAGGTTTGATGGGTTTCATGCGTGGCCGGACGCCCCCATCGAAGTAGATTTCCTGAAGTATCATCACAGACATGTTTTCTACATTGAGGCAAAGTTGCCTGTCAGTCACGATGACAGACAGCTTGAGTTCTTTATGGTGAAGAAGTTCATCGATGATTTCATTCGTGACAAGTACCCCGATGGTAAGCTGAAAGCGAAGTCATGTGAGATGTTAGCTGAAGAGATACTTTGTGCATTACAGAGCAATTACGGGCTTCGTAAAGGGGTATCTGTGTATGTGTTCGAAGATAACGAGAATGGAGGAGGCGTTGAGAGCTGATGATTCTCTACTTAGCTGGCAATTTCACCTTGTTGAACAATGTGAACAGGGAAAGGGAATTCAAGAAGTCGATTGAGAAGAGAGGAAAGGAATATCATCGACTTGTAACCTTCTTCTATCCGAAGAATGTAGACACCATATTGCAAATCGCAAAGGAGGATGAACTGTGTCGCAAGGAGTCATCGAAAAAGACTTCCTCAAAGCAAAAGAGATCACGGAAAGGGTAACTGCCTCGCTGTTGAAGAAATATCCCTGGATGAAGTCTTTTCGATTCATGGGAGACATCAGTTATCGTCCGAGTAGAAGGAAGGAATACATTAAGGCTGCTGTTGATAGAGGAGAGGAAGTGAGCTTTGGATTGAATATGGAGCTTACTTATCTTGATCTGAAAGGTAAAAAGCGGACTACTGAAGTGATAGTAAAATATAAGGATCATCCTTTCTATGACATCAATTTCAAAACCTACACAAACAACCCGACAACTGATGATTTGATCAGACAATTTAAGGATACTTGGATTATTCTTGCGTCTGGTGGAACCCCTGAGGAACCTACTGCTTTCTTGGTCACTAAACTTGGAGAATATCCTGTTCAGTGTTTTGTGGACGCTTCAAGTAAAGGGCACAGGAATAGATGGAAGATTGCATTCCATAAGTATTTGAAGTGGAAACCAGTCAAACAGGTAAGTCTGTTTGGAGAGACTATTGCTGCTGAATTTGATAAGATAAGGAGGAATGATGATAGTAGATAAGAACAAATTACTCGACACCATTATTGCTGTACGTCCTGGGTTGGCAAAGAAAGAATTTGTGGAGCAAGCTACCCATTTACTGTTTCTCGGAGATACTCTTGCCACATACAATGATCAGATATGTATCATTGCTCCTTTCGAGACTGACTTCAAATGTTCTGTTTCCGGAGATGAATTTTACAAAATTCTTGCCTCAATCAAGGAGGATCAGGTAGAGATCGTCGTTGATGAGAAACAGCTCGTCGTCAAGTCAAAAAAGACAAAGGCAGGAATGTCCACAATTGTTGGGGAAAATGCAAAAGTGGAATCTCTCGTCGAAAAAATCAAACAGGAGGTGTCTGCGAAGAGATTTTGGAAGCATTTACCTGATAATTTTGTTGAAGGGGTAAATCTTTGCACGTTCTCCGCAAGCCGTGACATGACTCAGAAGGATCGTTGTTGTGTCGCTGTTCGTGATGATAAAGTTGTATCAACAGATGGTATTCGTCTGAGCAGATTCCTCCTTGATGCTCCTGTGAAGGATGAAATGCTTATACCAATCAGAGAAGCTCTTGAACTTGTGAAATACCCTGTTGTTGAATATGGAAAGAGTCAGGGATGGCTACACTTTAGAACTGAGGAAGGAGTTGTTTTCAGTTGTCGTATGTTCCTTGGAACATATTTGTTTGATAAGATTCTCAGTTTCTTGAGGAAACCTGTCAATGAGTTTATTGTTCCAATGGAGATGCAGGAAGTCATGAGAGCTGCCGCCGTTGTTGCTGAGGGGGATGTTGACATTGCGAAGATTGTTGAAGTCACCATTGCCGATAATAAAATAATCTGTAGAAGTGAGGACAAGGGAAGGAAGTGGATGGAGAAAGTTGTCGATCTTGAAGGGTATGATCTTGCTCCAGTAACATTTTACATCAATCCTAATTTCTTCGCCCAAATTCTCGACAAAGCCACGACAATGTTTTTGATGCGTAGAGTTGACTTTCCTGACGAAGATTATCCTGATAAAGCGTTTTTCACAACAGACAATTTCCAACATATCATCTGTCTACCTGCATGAGAGGTGAATTGAATGAAGAGAACCTCAATTATTCTGAATGGTAAGCAGGAGGTCACTTGCTTTGGTGTAATAAAGGAGGTAATTTCGTCTCTATTGTCGATACCGATGAGTCACACCTATTCGGGGGTAGAGACGATCAAAGACAATTTCATCACTTGCTGTGACCTCGTAATAGAGTTCTGTGAGATAATGCGGCCAGATAAAACTGATCCTGACAGTAAAAAAATGAAAACAGAACTGACCAGAACAATCACCAAAATGTCAAAATTGAAGGGATTGGTAACAAAATACGATGACAAAGAGCAAGTTGAGAAATTTATTTATGATGTCATCTTGTCATTTGAGGGTAATGGGCGATTGAGTGGATTTATGATGTCGTCGAAGCACAAAGATTTAATAAAGAAAAACCCAGAAATTCACTCTGTATCAGAGATTGCTCCGACGAATGATCGTTTCTTACAAAGGAAAATCTATGTCACCAAAAAAGAAACTGATTCTCAGACCGTTCTTTGAGAGTAATGAACATGGTGATGTGAAAATTTCCAATCAGGACGAACAGGATTGCAATAAATGTGGTCTGTATAAAACCTGCATATCACCAAAAATGCCTGTCACAGGAGAGGGGGAGCAAGGGATTCTTATAATTGCAGAGGCACCAGGCGCTCAGGAAGATGAAGAAAATCAACAACTTGTAGGAGAGGCTGGTCAATTCCTCCGCAAACTTTTAAAAAGAAGGGGGATGGATCTTGATCGAGATTTTTGGAAAACAAACGCCTTGATCTGTCGTCCTCCAAAGAACAGAAAACCAAAAAGAAATGAGTTGAAGCTCTGTCGTAGAAATTTACTGAAAGTAATTGAGGAGAAGAAACCTAAATTCATTTGGTTGTTTGGTAATGCAGCTATTGAATCTTTCTTTATGGAAAGATTCAAGGACGAGGACAGCAAATTCACTCCAACGAGATGGAGAGGATTGTGTATACCCGAACCATCGACAAATGCCTGGGTGATTCCAATGTTTCACCCAAGTTATGCAAAGCGATTTGAACACGATGATCTGATCGTTTCGCAGTTTGAGAGAGATTTAGACTTTGCGATTGACTGTTTAAATGAAGGTCCTGTTCCCCATTATGATCCTTTTCAATACGTAGAAATTCTGACGGACTATCACGATGTTTGTGATCTGCTTGAGGGATTGATCGATTCTCCTCCGGATCATATGACATTTGATTATGAAACGACTGGGTTAAAGCCCTTTAACAAAGGTCATAAAATTGCTTGCATGTCGATTTGTTGCAGGAATACAAAGGCATACGCCTTTCCAATTCAACACCCTCATTTTAAAACAGAACAGCAGAGGAAAATCGCTGATCTTGTTAGACGATTACTCGAAGGACCAAGTAAAAAGATCGCCCATAATCTGAAGTATGAGGATGTTTGGAGCAGATGGATATTGAAGGCAGAGACTATGAACTGGCATTGGTGTACGATGAATGCCGCTCATATTCTCGATAACAGAAGGTCGTTTACTGGACTGAAGTTTCAGGCATATTGGAGATGGGGGATTGAGGAGTATGATTCCTCAGTTAAACCATACTTGAAACCTAAGAAAGGTCATCAATTCAATGGAGCTATGGAAGCTCCTCTTGAGGATCTTCTGACCTACAATGCAATTGATGCTCTGTTGACAATGTGGTTATACGAAGCCCAGATCGAGGAAATGTCCAAAAAGGATAGAATGTGTAATGACTTCTTCCTTGATGGACTTCTCGCTCTGTCTGACATTCAAATTACAGGAATCAACACTGATCCACTTTATTATGAGGATATAGACAAGGAACTTGCGGTTCAGTTGACAGAAATCACGAGGAAATTAGAGGAATCTAAGGAAGCAAAGTTGTTTCAGAAGGAAGTAGGCAGACCTATCAAATTCAGTTCGGATAAAGATTTAAGAGAACTGTTTTTTGATATTATGAAATTGCCTGTAACAAAGAAAACAGATACAGACCTTCCTTCTGTAGATGCAGAAACATTGCTTTCCCTCGATAGTGACATCGCCCGTGATTTGATTAAGATGAGCAAGATTGACAAGATCAAGGGCACGTATATCGGACAATTTCTGAGAGAGATTGATGACGATAACAGATTACGTCCCTTCTTCAACCTCCATCTTGTCAATACATACAGATCGAGCAGTCAAGGACCTAATTTTCAAAATATACCTGTAAGAGATGAGACGGCAAAAAAGTATACCCGTTCAGGTATATTTCCAAGTAAAGGGAATCTTTTGCTCGACTGGGATTATGGAGCGTTGGAAGTTCGTATTATTGCCTGTGCGACACAAGACCCCATTCTTGTGAAGTATTGTACGGATCCGTCAACAGATATGCACCGTGATCTTGCCGCTGAGTTATTCAAACTCGACCATGACAACGTGAGCAAAAAGCTCAGATTTCATGCGAAGAATGGCTTCACATTCCCTGAATTTTACGGCTCGTATTACAAAAATTGTGCAAGAAATGTGTGGACAGCTTGTGAGAAGGAACAATTGAAAACTCAAGAAGGACAGGACATTTTTGAACATCTGTGTGATGCTCATGTCATCAAATCTGTTTATGATTATGACGGATTTGAGGAGCATGTTCAAGAAGTTGAGGAGGTGTTTTGGGAGAAGTATAGAGCGACACGCACTTGGCAGGAAAATCAGTATAAGTTTTACGAGAAGTACGGATACGTTGAGACGATGACTGGATTCAGATTTACTGGGTACATGACTCGCAACAAGCTCGTCAACTACCCAATTCAAGGTTCAGCTTTTCATTGTCTGCTTTACAGTCTTATCAATATCCATGATCATCTACTCGACCACAATATGAACAGCAAAATACTTGGTCAAATTCATGATTGTCTGCTGTTTGACGTACACCCCAAAGAGCGTGACCACATCGTTCGTATCTCGCAGAGGATCGCCTGTGAACAGATTCGAGAGGATTGGAGATGGATAATTGTTCCACTTGTTATTGAAGTGGAAGAAACTGAGATTGACGGTAGTTGGTATTCTAAAATTGAAACCCATGAAGATGATGGATTTTTTGATGTGGGGGAGGAGGATGAATGAAAGTTATAAACATATTCAAGTGTAGTGATTGCCCTTACGGTCATATGTACATACACGGAGCCGCGTGTAATCTGAGAAAAGATTCGAGAATAAGTAAGAAGGTATGGGGGAAATCAATACCTGATTGGTGCCCTTTACCTGATGGAGAGGATGAGGGTGACACACAGCAGAAATAACAAGTGAAAAGGAGTATGTCATGGAATTTGTGGAAGTATCATCATCAAATATCGCCGCTGTCGGATATGAAAACAACAAGCTCTATGTTAAATTCAAGAATGGAAATGTCTACAGCTACGATAACGTGAGTAAATCTGTGTTTAGAGAGCTTTGTGAAGCCTCGTCAGTCGGGAAGTATTTTGCTGCTTACATTAAAAATAATTACAGGTTTGAAAAGGAGGGGTAATGGCGTTACATTTGGCATATAGACCACAGAACTTTGATGAGTTGTTTGGCAATGACTCGATCAAGACAAGTTTAAAATCTGTGCTTTCAAGGGAAGACCGTCCTCACGCTTTCCTACTCACTGGGCCTTCAGGTATGGGCAAGACAACAATTGGTCGAATTATCAAGGAGGAGCTTAATTGCTACGACGAGGATTTCTATGAGATAAATTCTAGTAATAACAGAGGCATAGACACGATCAGAGATATTGCACAGGCTGTCAATTACTCTCCGATCATCGGTAAGTGCAAAGTTTATCTCTGTGATGAAGTTCATGGTTGGACACGCCCTGCGATGGAGGCGATGCTGAAGTTGCTCGAAGATTGTCCTTCTCATGTGTACTTCATTCTCTGCACAACAGACCCTGATAAACTTCTGAAAACAATTCTTACTCGCTGCACAACCTATCAAGTGAAACCTCTCTCGGACAAGGAAATGATGGGGCTGTTGAATTGGGTATTGGAGTGTGAAGGGAAGAAGATTTCTACTGCTGTTAGGAACGAGATAATTCGGGTATCAGAAGGGTGTCCAAGACAAGCTCTCGTTGTGCTTGATCAAGTAATTGATCTTGCCGATGATGAGGCTCTTGCTGCTGTGGAGGCTGTGACTGTTGGAGAGGCGGAGGTGGTTGATATTTGCAGGCATCTGATTGCTCATAAGAATTGGGACGGAATTAGAGGCAAGGTCAAACTTGTGCTGAACAGCACAGACCCTGAGAAATTGAGGTATGCTGTTTTAGGGTATATGAATGCCGTTCTTCTAAATTCCAAAACACATGATCGTGCAAGTGAAATTATCGACATCTTCAGCGAAAATACATACGCAAGTGGAAAAGCCGGCGTGTGCAACATGATCTATCTTGCCTGTAAATAATTCAACTCGAATTATCAATTTATGATATACTGCTTTATAAGAAAGGAGTGAGGATATGGCTGCAATGACCAAGAGATATTGTGATTGCAAACATGAATTTCAGGATGAGAAATATGGTAAAGGACTGAGACTTCATACAGTAAATGCAAAAGGTGATAAATGTCGTTGTACTGTCTGTGGCAAAGAGAAACAATTTAGGGAGGGGCTTTATGAGTCTAAAGGATGATGTAAAAATCAGTATAAATCATCTCGATCAAGCTGCCATAGAGCAGCCTTCTCTGTATGCAGAATGGGCGGAGAAATGGGCTGAAGCTGTAATGAGAAAAGACCAGTTGAAAGAGCAGATTACCGCAGTCAAGGCTGAAGTGGACGAAAGCATTCGGGCGAATCCTAAAGGGTATGGTTGGACTGCTGATAAATCCCCTACAGAGGCATGGGTGGCTACTCAGGTCAGTTCTCATAAGAAAGTGGTTAAAACCATTGAGGATTATTTGCAGGCTCAGTATGAAGTAAATATGTTGTCCGTTGCAAAGGAAGCTCTTGAGCATAGACGGAAAGCCCTTGAGATTCTCACAACGCTGTATGCAAACAATTACTTCGTCGCAAAATCAAAGACTGAGTCTGTCTACGTTGACAAACTGACCAATAAGGGAAAGGAGGAAATTAACGAAGGTCTGGAGAAGAGTGATAGAATGTCAAGGAGGAGACGGTCCACGTGATTGAACTACTGAAGTGGCCATTACTCGTGGTTGTATTTATTTTGGCTTGGTACACTTTGTGGCGATTGGCAAGTTCTGCTGTATTTCGCTCATGGTGGGAATCTAAAAAACTATTTGATGAAGGAGGATTTAATGAACGCAAGCGAAAGACGAAAAGCAATGAAGGAAGAGATGCGTAAACGTCAGGAGGAGAGCAATTCTCGGAAGGATGACTCCGGTAAGTTTCGTAAGATTTACAAAGAAGGCGTTTTGAAGAAGAGTGATTTCTGGAAATCCACAGAAGGGGAACACTCGATTGACATCATTCCCTACATTGCCGGAGCCGATAATCCGCATGTTAAGGAAGGGAAACCTGCATATATTCTCGACGTTTGGATCCATCGCAGAGTAGGTCTTAATGAAGATGATTTCATCTGTCTGAATAAAACGTATAACAGACCCTGCCCGATCTGTGAATATCAGGCGGAGTTGATCAAACAGAGAAAACGCAGTGATGACCCTGAAAGTTTTGACGATGAAATCAAAGAACTGAATCCCACTCGTCGGGCTATTTACAACATTGTCTCACACGACAAAAAGGATGATCCTGACGAGGTAAAGATTTGGGACGTTTCTCATTTTCTCTTTGAGAGGGAGCTGCTTGAGGCGGCGAGAAAGAAAAGAGGTGGGGGATTTGTTCTTTTTGCCGACCCTGATGAAGGCAAGGTCATTTCGTTCAGACAGGTTGGTGAGAAGCAGCAGATGACGTTCAAAGCGTTTGAGTTTGAGGATAGAGAGGATGTAATCTCTGATGAATTGCTTGAACGTGCGAAATGTCTTGATGAGCTTATTAACGTCCCCTCCTATGAGGAAGTTAAAAAGGCTTTTCTGTCGTCTTCTGACAATTCTTATGAAGAATCGACTCCTTTCCGAGAGGAAGCTGTTGTTAGTCGTAAAGAGGAGTCAAGCGTAAAACCTCCTAAAAAGGAGGAAGTCGGAGATTTGAAGGACCCCAACATGTGTCCTTTTGATTATGAATTTGGGGCAGACAATAACAGGTTTGATGAGTGTGAGACGTGTGATTACTTTGATGAGTGTTCCGATGAGTTTCGTAGACTCAGGAAGGCGTCAAGGGCTGTGAAAAGAGAGGAACCAAAGAGTGAAGAGGTTCCTCCTCCTCCCCCGACTGCTCGTACCCGTCGGCGCTCTGCTTAAACTAAAAAGGGAGCAAAGGGTGTGGAGTTTCCTCCCTCCGCTCCACACCCTCCCTTTTTCCTATATGTGTGAATAAGGAGATTTATGGCACGGAGTAGAAATGCAACTGAAGTTGAGGAAATGGTAAATTCATCCGACAGTAGAGCTGATCTCAACACACTACCTTCTATTTTAGACAAATCAAAACTTATACCGACAGGTTCAACATTATTGAATCTTGCATTGTCCGATAATCCATACGGGGGATTTTATCTCGGCACTATCAATAACATAATAGGGGATTCTGCTGCGGGAAAGACATTTCTGGCATGGACGGTTTTTGCGGAGATGGTATATGATCGACGGTTTGGTGAGTATGATCTCTATTATGATGAACCTGAAGCTTCTCTTGCCTTTGACATAAACAAGCTTTTTGGGAAGGCTGTTGAAGATCGAGTTATTCTTGACAGATTATCTGGCTCAGTTGAGGACTTTCATGATCATGTAATGTCCTTACTTGAAGTCGATAAGAAAAAATCAGTTAAACCGTTTGTCTATTGTCTTGACTCATTGGATGCCATTTGCACTGAAGATGAAATCGAAAGAGACATTAGAAAGGGGACATTCGGTGGTCAGAAGCCTAAACTAATTTCCGAAATATTGAGAAAAATTGTCCAGAATCTAAAAGGCACAAACTCCACTGTGTTTGTGATCTCTCAAACACGGGATAATATTGGGGTTAGTTTTGGTGACAAGAAGACACGTTCCGGTGGTAAGGCCCTCAAGTTCTTTAGCACGCATGAGTTGTGGCTTGCTGTTAAAGGACATATCAAGAGGAAAGAACGGGATGTTGGTGTTGAGGTAAAGGTCAAGATCAGCAAGAACAAACTGACGGGCAAACTCAGAACCATAGAATTTCCGATTTACTATGATTATGGGATTGATGACATCTATAGTTGCATTGCCTTTTTAATTGCTGAGGGGAGATGGTCCGAATCAAAAAAGGTCATTGACACCAAAGGTGATTTTGGGGAAATAAGTTACAAGTTGAATGCACTCATTGAGCACATCGAGAACAATGACCTAAAATCGGAACTTGTAAGAATGGTTGCTGAGACGTGGTATGACATCGAGACCTCAATAGCGACAAATCGCAGGAAAAAATATGAAATTGCTGATTGATTCAAATGCTCTCTGCCATCAGGCTAAATTCAGTGTGGGCAATTTGGATTATGAATCTCAGGCCACTGGTGTGATATTTGGGTTTCTGAGACAACTTCTAAAGTTGTCTCAACTTTACCCAAATTCTGATTTTATCTTCTGTTGGGACTCAAAAACTTCTCTGAGAAAGAAAATTTATCCTGAGTATAAAGCGAATCGCAAGAAGGAGAAGTCCCCTGAGGAAGAAGAATTTGATCGTGTTTCCTACGCTCAATTTGATTTGATCAAGACAGATATTCTGCCGAAGATTGGTTATAGAAACATTTTCGAGTATGAAGGGTATGAATCCGATGATATTTTTGCATCGATTACTCATCATTATCTCAATGATAACATTGTCATTGTTACTTCGGATGAGGATATATACCAACTACTGTTTCCAGATGTTTCAATATATAGTCCGAGCAAGAAAGCAGAGTATAAGTTTGAACACTTTGTAAAGGAGTTTGACATTGATCCTGATGATTGGGTGAATGTAAAGGCAATTGCGGGTTGTGCGTCTGATGGGGTTAAAGGCATTGAGGGGGTTGGTGAGAAGACTGCCATCAAGTATCTAAAAGGTGCATTATCAACAGACAGCAGACTATATAAAAAGATAGTCTCCGATGAAAGTAGAAGGATCATCCGCAGAAACATCAAATTAGTTAGACTGCCCTATTCAAACACACCAATACCTGAGATTGTTTCTGATGAACTGTCATTGAATAACTTCATGTCTGTTTGTCAGAGATACGGATTTAACTCGATCCTTCAACCTAAGGAACTTAATAAGTGGGAGGAATGTTTGAGGTTGGGGTAATGAAAAGATAACATGGGAGATTTGGGAATAATGGTACATATCGCTGTTCAGAACAAGAGGAGAGGGAGGATGGTTCAGAAGAAGATTGTCGAACATTTGGGAGCCAAGAATGTCGGCACTCTTGGTGGTGAGGATGGTATGCACGACATCTGGAGCATTGAGGCTAAGGGTTTGCGTAAATTTGCTGGAGAAAAATACATGCTCCAATGTGAAAGAAACTGCCCTCCTAACAGGACACCTCTCCTTGTTGTTCATGTCATCGGTCAGCGTTACCATAATGATCTTGTAATAATGAGAAGAAAAGACTGGGAAGAATGGTTCGGTAAACTCAATGGAGGGAAGAATGTTGATAACAATACCACTGAATAAAGAATTCACCACAATGGCTGAGGTTATTGATCATGTTGGGAGGGAATTTGTTCGGGAAAAATCTAAAATGGATAAACCAAATGTTGGTATGAAGTGGTCATTTACTCTTGATCACTTCAATGAAAATGAAGTTGTTTACAAGGCTGTTCAGGTGGTTAGGGGGGATGATGTATGATTCGATCAATTCAACTGGAGAATTTTCAAGCACATCGTCTCTCTAACTTGGAATTCTGTGATGGATTGAACGTAATTACGGGAAGTTCTGATTCAGGCAAATCCTCGATAATACGAGCTTTTCTTTGGGTGCTCAAGAATAGACCCACTGGTGATTCTGTCAGAAATTGGAATTGCAAAAAGGGAGACAAGACTGAGGTTAGCATATTTCTTGATGACGATAGATTGGCCGTAATAAAAACAAGAATTGATGGGAAAGCAACCTACAAAATCCAGACAGAATCAGATTATGATGTGTTTGAAGCCTTCAAACAGGACGTTCCTGACGAGATTGTATCGACCTTAAACTTGTCCGAGATCAATGTTCAAACTCAACATGACCCTTACTTTCTATTGAATGACAGTCCCGGTGAAGTCGCTCGAAAACTAAACGAACTTGTTGGATTGGATGCCATTGACAGGCTATTTAAGTTTTTGAATAGCAGGATCCTTGATGCAAAAAGGAGTATCGATAATGAGATCACTCGGAGCAAGTCTCTTTCTGATGAAATACAGAATCTTGATTATCTTGATAGATTGGAAATGGAGATCAAGGGATTGGATGACCTCAAGAACAGGTATGACCTTCTTTTGGAGGAATATACTGAGGTTGACAAACTTGTTTCTCATATCACTGATTGCGATGTTAAGATCAGTTCCTTTGACAAAATTCTCCTCGATGAGAAACAGATAAACTCTCTTATTGGTGATATTCAGAAGTATCTCGTCAATAAAGAGGAATTAAATGAGGTGATCGATCTTACGCAGAATATTTCGGACTTGGATACAAAGATTAAGGACGAAACTGATTGGTTGGCTGTTGAAGAACATTACAATGAAATCAAGCGACAGATCGATGATTTCAATAATCTCACATCGAATTATTCCAAAATAGATTCAACGGTCAGTTTGATATGGGATACACAAAGGAAGGCGGAGCAATTGCAGGTCAACTACGAACAACTTAAAGCTCAATATAGATCCATTCTGATGAAAAATAAAATATGTCCTTTTTGCCAATCACAAATTAACGAAGAGACAGTTAAGGGGATGCTGCAATGAAGTATATTCCAATCCTATTTTTGCTTTTATGCTATATAGCTGATAGTCGTGTTTATGACAGAAATTGGAATCGAAGTGGTTATAAAGTAAAGGAAGGGGGAAGAACAGTCATTTATGACAAGGACTGGAACAAAAAAGGATACGAAGTCGATAACAAAAGGTATGACAAAGACTGGAACAGAACCAAAGAATACAAAGTATACAAAGACTCCTCCCGATAAAGAAGGTTACTACTGGGTTAGAATCGCAGCATTTTCTGATCCACAACCAGCCTTCATTTTCAAAAATGATGGATTGTGCTGGAATAGTAATTGGAAAATAAAGTTCATTGGAGATACTTATGACTATTCTCTCCCCTTTGCAGAGAGGGAGTTCGATTTGAGATATGGGAGTAAATGTAAATGAAATTATTGATTTGTGGGGATTTACATCTCACGGATAAATGTCCCTCAAATAGGAAGGATGACTATGAAAACTCCGTATTACGGAAATTCACGTTTATTCTAAACACTGCAAATGAACAACGATGCAAGGCAATTCTCTTACCTGGAGACGTGTTTGATACTCCTACTCCTTCATATCGTTTCTTTGCGAGAGTTCTTTCAATACTTGATGAGTGTCTGGGGAACATCAGGGTTCTGACTGTGTATGGTCAGCATGACATGAAATACAGAACGACAGACAATACAGCATTGAACACTTTGCGGTATGCAAATAATTCTGTGAGGATTCTTGACAGGGAAGGTTGGGTGTTTGACAAGGTGTGTTTTACAGGATGTTCTTGGAATGAGGAATTGATTGCCCCCGTTCGTGGATACTTCAATGTTTTGCTTACCCACAGAATGCTTGTTGATAAAAAGATTTGGGAGGGACAGGAACATTTTGAGTATGCGGATGTTTTTCTGAAAAACCACAAGTTTGATCTGATTGTGAGTGGAGACAATCACAAGTATTTTTATGTAGGCAACAAACGGAATCGTAGCCATTTGTTCAATTGCGGCAGTATGATGAGATCAACGATTTCTCAACTGGAGCATAAACCTGTGTGTATCCTTTTCGATACTGATTCCCCTGATGATTGGAAATCAATTCCTATTCCAATTGAAACCACGGAGGATGTGTTTAAGATGGACGAGATTGTTTCAATTAAGGAAAGAAACTCCGATCTTGCTTCCTTCATAGAGGGGTTATCAAATCAGAAGGAGATGGGTCTCAATTTTCAAAGCAATCTATTGAATTATATTAAGGAAAATAATCTAAACCCTGACATTTATGAGTTAATTAAGGAGGGTATGAATGAATGACATCATCAAGGAACTCAATAGACTGAAAAGTAATATCGATGATTCAAAAACACAAATTGCGATCCTTACTGACCGCAAGGAGGAGGCGTTGAGAAGATTGCGAGTGGATCATGGATTGAAGGATTTAACGGCAGCCGAGAAATGGCTCGAACGAAACAAACTTGAGCTTGAGAAACAGGAGAAGCTTATTAGGAAATCTTTTGAAAAACTCAATGAGCAGTATAAGTGGTGAAATATGCCCACAACACTTTATATCGCAAAAGAATGGTCGAGTAGTGGAATCTCAATTACTTGGGTAAAATCTAGACAGAGGATAGATGTTTCTGGTTGGTATGACTCCTGTGTAGGAATAGAAGGTGAAAGTTTTACTTTGAGAGAATTTTTCGATCAATTGGGCATCTCTGAAAAAGATTGCAGAAAGGCATTCAGGAATGATTGATCTTCAACCATACAAGGACAAACTTAATCATCTTAAAGGTCAGAGGGAGTTGCTTATTGGACAACGAGATGAAGTAGAAAAACACATTGAAATATTGTCGTATCAGCTTGAAACAGCTACACAGGCACGTTCAATTGTTCAGATCGTCGCTGAAAATACCCAAGCAAAAATAACCTATCATATCAGCAATCTTGTCAGCTCCGCTTTGGCCGCTGTTTTTCCGACACCTTATAAATTTGAAATGAGGTTTGTACAAAGGCGTAACAAAACGGAGGCTGATCTTATATTCAATAAAGAAGGTAATGAATCGGATGACCTTATGAATAGTGCTGGGGGCGGTGTTGTTGATATTGCAGGTCTTGCCTTGAGAGTAGCCTTGTGGTCATTGAGGAAGAATCGTGCGGTAATTATAATGGATGAACCTCTACGATTTCTGTCCGCCGATCTTCAAGAAAGAGCTTCAAACATGCTGAAGGAAATAAGTTCAAAATTGGGTATTCAGATTATCATGGTTTCTCATTTGAAAGGGATGATTGCTGCCGCGGATAAAGTTATAACCATTGATAAAGGAGCAATTATTGAATGAACGTCTGCATTGAATGTGGAAAACCTTTAACCAGAAAACAGAAGAAATTCTGTTGTGTAGATTGTATGTGGAGGCATCACAATCGAGCACACAAGGATATAAGGTATTGTTTGGTTTGTGGAGTAGAATTAAGTCCCTGGCACAAGCAGTTCTGCTCTGAGGAATGTCGTGAGGAACACAGGTTAAACACTATCATAAAAAACGGAAAGCCTGAACAGAATGCTGTTCCATGTAAATGCCCCACCTGTCACATTATTCACTATAAGAATCTCGGATATAAACCAAAGATGTTGCCAAGAATCTATTGCCCAGCACATGAGAACAGACGGAATTATTCGGAGGAATTTTGATGGAGAAATATATTGAGTTGTCAAAAAAGCTCTGCATGATTGTTGATGATGATTTTGTGTTTGATATGAGAAAACTCGATATGGGCAAGAAAGTCCTCATAACCATATTGTTCGATAAGGAGGAGAAATGAAAGTAAACAATGCCATGGTTTGTATGAACTGTGATGAGATGTTTGTTGGAGAAGAATGTCCTTGCTGTCTTGGGCATACTTATTTCCCGCTGAGGAAGTGGTTTAAACCACTCCATAGCTTCAACGAGATTAAGGAGGCCAAAGATGAAGCCAAGAAAAACCGTT